AGCGGATCGTGCCATGCTGCCACTGTCGCAGCAGGCCGGCCAGACTTCCAGCCCCGGTTTCCAGACAACTGGAAGTCAGCGGGCTTTCCGTCGTTCTTCGCGTGCCTTTTCGTAGGCGATGGCAGCCTCCTGTTTTGGTGGTCGCCCCTCACGGATCAGCAGTCGGATATTGTGTGCAATGGCCTGTTTGCCGTAGCCTTTTTTCATCGGCATGTCAGCCCCTCCGGATGACTGTCTGGAAACGATTGCCACAACCGCACGCCCTGTACTGTGTCGAGAATTCGCCAGTGGTCGCAGTGTGCTGAACGGGCGAGAACTGCCCGCACTGTGGACAAGATCCACACCCCGGAACCCGATGCGGTGCCGTGTAATGGCGTTTGACGTATCCCGGCGGTTTCAGAGGCTTCATTTCCACCCTTTCACGAATTTTTCGGCCTTTTTGCCGGAAATAACGCCGTTTTGTGGTCTATTTTCCGCAATTTTCTCAGCTCGTTTTCGCTCAAATTCTAACACGGAATGCCCAACAAACGCCAGATAACAGGCGTCCAGAAGGTGATTCCGCGTGAATGTCTGCACCCATTTTGTCACAGTGCCCTTGCCCACCTGAAATTCCTGCACTTCGCGTTCGGCTGTCAGTTGTTTCGCGACTTCCATCCGGCCTTCTGGCTTGTCCGTTCGTGGCAGCAACAATGCCGCCGCGCTGGTGGCGTCAACGCTCAGTGCCTGGTGCACTCGCCGCTTCCAGTGGTCTGCGTTGTTCTGATACTCCCTCAGCCGCTTCCCGCCGTCCAGGAATGCGACATCGTGCCAGCCCTCGCCAATCCTGAGTGTGACCTTGCTCCGGTCTTTCGGTGCATGGTAGGTGGTGCCGCTGTGCTGCTTGAACCCGAACCCCTTGCAGGTGTTCCATGTACTGTTCGTGGCCACGATATTCCGGATCAGATCCGTTTCCCAGCCTGCGTCGATCATCACGATTTCCGCCGGCTTCTGCCCGCCGTTCTCCAGCTCCCAGCCTGTCTCGAACTTCTCCATCAGCAGCCGCACCGCCTGCCGAATGGCCGTCGGCAGATCCGTCAGTTCTCGCTGTATCGGTTCATAACCGTAGTCCACACAAAACGGCTGCCCGCTGCTGTCGTGCTTCGCAATGACGAACCAGTCCAACTGCGCCGCTCGCACGTCCACACCGGCTGCAATGCGGCTGCAGTCTGCCGGGATCAGTCCCCGCCGATACTGGCTCTGGCGGTGCATCACCGTCTTCCAGTCCAACGGTTCAACCGCCGTCTCTTTCTCTTTGGCGGGTAGTGCCCATGTCCACTGCAGGATCTCGCGTTCGGAGTTGTCCCGGTCAACCTCTCGCATTCCCCGCCACTCATCCGCGCCGACAATACCAGCCGTAACGAAGGTGTTAGTGGCTGCTGAATACCGGAACCCCATTGTCTTCGTAGCCGGCATTTCGCCGTGTACAGATCCATCAGGCAGGATGATTTGCCCACGGTGCCGCAACCGTGCCTGTGTCAGTTGTTGCATCCGCTGCGTATCGTCAAACAGGATGCCGCACGCAGGGCAGGCCCAGCGGCTCGCAATCTCCGCTTCTGCCTCGGTCATGGCCTCATGGTAGCCAATGAGATTGTCACGACTCGGCGCGATGAACTCCCCGCAGGAATGGCAAGGGAAAACCACCTCGCCGGCGGTGCCTTGGCTCCACTCCTGCCAGATCCGCCCCGTCTCAACCGTGACCGTGGATTCCAGATAGATCCGCGCTTGCCCGCTCGCACGGTATGCCCTGACACGCCCCTCCATTTGCTTCAGCTTTGTGGCTTCATCCGACTTGCCCCCGACTTCGTCCAGATGCGAAACCTCAGTCACGACCAACACCGGCCCTGTGAATCCGGCTCGCTTGCTGTCATCCCCTCCGGCTGAGATGAATTTCAGTGCAGCCCCGTTGTTGAACTGAATGAGGCTCGGAGTTCCGCCGCCGCTCCCGCTGCCCTTGCGTGGCAGGTATTGTGCGTACCGGCTGGCCTCGATTGCGGGGCGGATGTCCATCTTCCATTTGTCCGCCGCCATGTCCATCGTGGGCAGTCCAAACAGCACCGTCTGAACCCGTTCGAACAGGTGGTAAAGAATCGGGATAACCACGAATGCCAGCGTCTTCCCGGACTGCTGCGGACCAGTGCAGGCGTAGCGGAAAAACTGCCCCTGGTCAACTGCATCAAAAAACAGCTTGTGTGCAGGCTGTCTGGCATGCCGAAACCGTTGCCCCTGGTATGGGCCATCAGGCAATACAATCTCGCCTTCCGCGAATTGCGCCATGCTGCGGAATCGTTGCACGACTGCAGGCGGTCTGATTGCTTCAATGGCTTTGAGTTGCAGCATACTGGCTCAGCCTGTCATAGAGACATTGCAGCGTTTCCCGCACCAACAATTCAGCCTGCTCGTGCACTGGCTCCCTGTCATGCACAGCACATACCGCAGAGACCGCCCCCGGTATTTGCATGAACAGATTCCGCGTCTCTGTCAAAACGATGGTTGCCCATTCTTCAACGTCTGCACGCTCTACAAGACTTGCCTTCAACTGCTCCAGTTCCAATTGCTCGGCCTGCAGTTTAACCTTCCCCCGCTCCAAGTCCTGCATGGCCTTTGCGCTGCGTGCTGTCAGCCCCGAAAGCCGGTCCATTTTCCAGCGTACAATCTCGGACAGATCCCATGCACCCTCTGTGCCCGGCATGGGTGGCGTTTCGGTTCGCCACTGTTTGACGGTCTGCGTGGCCACCCCAAAGAACTGCGCGACCTCCGCCAGCGTCCTTGCCCTCCACCTGCCAGCCTGCGCCGTTCGGCTTTCCTGTTCGGCAATCAGCTCCTCAATTGCCCGCAGGTCTTGTTCCGACTCAGCCGAGGCGAGCAATTCGGCGAGATAACTCAGTCCGCTTTCGCTCAAGGCTTTCCTCCGGATCTGTGTGGACAGAGTGAATGTGCCGATGTGCAACCAGCACCGGCTGCGGGGGCGTGTTCTGCTCGTTCATCGCCAGCAGGCACTTCACCGCCGCCAGCTTTTCTCGCGGGCTGCCCTCGTGCAGGATCTTGGCAATCACTACGCCCGCCTTCTCGAAGACCACCTCGGGAATCTTCCATCCTTTGCGGACGGCCTGCGCCACGGACTGCAGATCTCCGCGCACGTGCTGCGGTTCTGTGAATAGTTCTGGTGTGCTCATGGTTGCAACCATTGCTGAATGACTGCTCGGGCAACTTGTTCCGTCATCTTTGGCGGAACACTCATTCCAATCATGTACTTGCCGATCTTGTCTGTCTTGGCGTGATAGTCGTCAGGGAAACTGCCGAGGCGTTTCCACTCGCGGAAGGTAAGTTGCCTGGCTTCGCTCCAGTGGTTGAATTTATTTGTTTGTGATGTGAGTGAACATGAAGATTGACGACTAGACAGGCGAATGTAATTAAACCAGCCATTTCGCTTTTCTGTTTTCAGGCAGCCTTCCTCAAACGAATTCCCCGGTGTTGTGTTTGCCCAAAACTTAGTAGCCATTTCGGTCAGCGTAGATACGATCTTTTCTGCCGCTGTCAGTTCTTGCAAATCCTCGCACGCCTCCCCTGCTGAAATCCACCGATGTTGTGGCTTCAGTTCCAGTGGTTTTGCCTTGATGTCATCCCGCACAGCACAAAAGAAAACACGTTCGCGACGTTGCGGGACCCCGCAATCTGCCGCGTTCAGCAGAAACAATTGTGCACGATAGCCGATCTCTCTGAATCGCTGCATGACCAACTTCGTGTATCCTTTAGCGTTGCCAAGAATCATTCCCTTCACGTTCTCTGCAATCGCTACTCGTGGCTTCAGCCGCTCCACCAGACTCAGATAATCAAAGAACAAGTCGCTCAGCACTTGCGACGCCTGCCCTTCTCGGAAGTGTTTTTTCTTTCCCCACGCATCCTCACGACTGCCTGCCATGCTGAACGTGGAACATGGCGGCGAGCCGTCAAGAATATCCAGGTTGAACAACTCTGACGGCAGATCCCGCGTCAGCAAATCACCAATCGGACACAGCAGATACGTGGGAGGGTGCAAATTGTGCTGGTAGTGCCAGGCCATTTCAGGATCAATATCGTTCGCAGCTGCAA